GTAAAAGATATAGCTGAGGATAAGGAACATCAAATTGAATTTCTGGGAACTGTAGTTAGACTAGGCGTCGTTGTCTGGTCTGGTTTTATTATTACACTAAACTATGTAGAAATACCGATGGTAAAGAAGTCAGGTAACTCTGATATAACTTTCGTCGCAAGCGTCTTTACGGGGGCACTTGCCACATTCGGGCTTACTACAGGTAAAAATGGTAGCAATAAGCCACCTACATGCCCTATGGCAAAAAAACAAGACACACCAAAAGTATGAAGAAACTAATTCTTCTCTTAGCTCTGTTATCACCCAGCATAGCAAGAGCAAATACTGTTACGCCTCAGTTTACAACTGGTAGTATGAACAGTACAACGACTACCACTCAAACTATTACAGAAGTTACGCAAAAGCAAGTGTACGGTGCTGAAGTGTCCACATGGTCAGGCAGTAATGTTACGCCATCAGCCGATATAACAGCTACTGGTACAACCTTTTCAGTAACAGATAATACGTTACCATGGAATTTAGAAACAACAACCCGAGCAGCTGGATTAGTAGAGCAGTGGGATACCACAACAAACTATACCATAAACTCTACAACTACATCGCTCTCTGTATTCTCACAGTAACACCAGCATACGCTGAAACAAACAATACTTCTAACCCTGTGGCAGCCGCGACAGGCAACGTGACTAACCAAGCCGTGCAGTTTCAAAACAACGGAGCATCGTCACGTCAAAACTATGGCCCAAACATTGCATGTAATGGGTCAACCATGACTTTTAGCCCGTTCTACATGGGCAATGACACTGAACCTAGAGATCCAGAAGGATATGTCATAAGTGAGAACTGGGGATTCCAGATTAACTTTATGGTGCCACTAGACAGAGAAGGTCTTAGACAATGTAGACGCATAGCTAAACGTCAAGAAGAAAAAATGCAGCTAGACTTTGAGCTTGTACGAGCATTGAAATGTGCCGAGCTGCAACAAAGGGGCTTTGCTATACGGCCCAACACGAGAGTATATCACATATGCTCAGATATAGTACCAATACAAACATTACTACCTAAACAAAATGCTAGCAATTCTAAAACCAATCGTCTTAACATTTTTAAAAAGTGACAAGTTTAAAGGCTTCGTCGTAGACTTATTAGAAAAGTTAGTCGAACAAACAGACAATGATCTAGACGATAAGGCTCTAGCTATAGTTAAAAAAGGACTAGGACTTGAATAATGACTAAAAAGAAAAAACAAGACATTGGAGAAGCTATCCGAAGATTTAGAGAAGGGCCACGTATGGGGCCTCCTAAACCACAACAGCCTCCAATGGAGCAACCCGGTGGAGAGTTTGACTCACCGGGGTTTCAAAGCCCACGCCAAAGAATGGATGCTGACAAGAAACGCAAACAGCGAGAAAGAAAAGGCACGGGGCCAGTAAAATGACAAATCCAAGGGTAATACCTAAGAAGGCTACCGAGGACAGTTTTAACGAGCTACACTACCTTGTAACAGAGGACTTTCTACGCAGAATACGTAGTGGTGAAGCTACCACACAAGATTTAAAGGCAGCCGCTGACTGGCTAAAGACTAATGATATAACAGGTGTTGCCTATGAAGGCAGCCCACTTGATAAGCTAAACAAACTCATCCCAACTGTTGATCCATCGCTAGTCAAAAGGAAAGTCTATGGCAAAAACTTCTAGTTATTACAAGAAAAACCCTAAAGCTGCGGCTAAACGTCGCAGGCAGCAGGCAAAATACAACAAAACACCCAAGGGGTTAGCACTACGAGTCAATGCAAACAAGCTTAACAAAAAACTCGGCACTTACGGTAACAGAGACGGTAAAGATTCTTGCCACGCAAAAGGCAGCAAAACTAAAGGCAAGACGTGCCCAGCAAAAGTTAACCGAAAAAGCCGTAAAAAATGACCCCATTACTACCAACACCTGATTACTACTTACACAACTTAATAACCATGACAAGTTCAGAGTCAAAGAGACTATGGAGAAGAGCTATAAAAGAGCATTTTAATTGTCAATGTGTTTATTGCGGAGGATTTTATGAACTACACAACCTTACTATCGACCACGTACGCCCTAAGAGCAAGGGTGGTCAAAGCATTACGAGGAATGTTGTACCCTCGTGTACCCGGTGCAATCAGGAGAAAGGTAGCCTTGACTGGCTCAACTGGATGAGAGGTCGATTCGGAGTCACCGACCGAGAGCAAACTATACTAGCACATATACAATGAACGAAGATGAACTAACTCAAGAAGACGTAGACGAGTATAACAAACGTCGTCAAAAAGAGTATGACGAAGCTACAAAAGGTAACGAAGAAATACGTAGAAAACAAGAGGAAGAAAAGCAAAAAGGGTTTCGAGACGCAGGCAGTGCTTTTCGTACTACAGCTGCTATAGGTACCGAAGTTGGCCTTAATACACTATTAGATTTATTTTCATTTATACCTCCAGCTCAGGTAGTTGGTGGATCTGCTATCAACTATCTTGCACAGCGTATAAGAGGTGGAGAGTTTAGCCGAGGTGAGTTTATTGCGTCTGGATTAGCTAGTCTTATACCCGGTGGAGCACAAGCTAAATCAGTGCTTCGTGATACAGCTGGTAAACAGTTAGCAAAAGGTATTGGAAAAGGAGCGGTATCTGGAGCTCTTGAAACTGGTGCTGCTGATCTTATAGATACAGGTAAGATTGATGCAGAAAATGTACTTGCTGGTGCTGGTGCTGGTGGTCTTTTTGGTGGTGCTTTTACTACAACCGCTAATATACCACAAATACAAAATCTAGCACAAAGAATCAGAACAGGCACAGGTAATATTATCGAATCACTTACACCCGGCCCAGTACGAATAGCTCAAGGTGATCTTATAGGTAATGTAACTGCTGGTCAGTTTTCAAATAATGCACCTAAAAATCCTAGAGAATGGCGTTATAGACCACCTGATGCTACTCAAAGTTATAAAATAAATCAAACCTTACTTAACAACGCAGTGTTAGACAACGGTACGTTTAGTACTAAGTTGTATGAGGATGGAAAAGTAGATAGCAAATGGGGTAGAATGATAGGTATAAATTATCAGACTAATCCTAATACTCGAGTAGGCTGGGATAAAACCAAAAGAGAACTAAGGCATACTTGGGAAGGTTTATATGGTCAGGCTATGAAACGAAAAGGCTATGAAACTAAAGATATACAAATAGAGCATATCTTTACAATACAGCAGTCTATGCCTATTTATGAGGGTGTAAGATTTGGAAGTGATCTTTATAATCAAATTCAAGCAAAAATTTTAAGAAGAGGTTACGACCCCGGTAATACTGATAGAAACTTAATGGCTATATTACCACATCTACATCAACAAAAGACTAACTATTTCAACGCATTACACGGCAGAGATGGTAGAAAATTTTTTACTCAAGACATGATAGATCAGTTTGCTGCTGGAAATAATGAATTAAGATTTGAAATGTTAGACAAGTATTTAAACGAAATAGATCAAGGTAAAAAGATACTAAATGATGCTATAGAAGTGTTTGATAGTTTAAATGTGGAAAGAGGTTACATGCCAGAAGAGATTGCTGAAAGATTAGGTCAGATTGAGTTAAATAAATACTCAGCTCCAGAATTAAAACAAATATTTTTAGATATGGAAGCAGAGGGCTTTAAGTTAAATCCTAAACAATCTGCAAAAGCAGAAGCAGCTGAAATAAAAACAGAAAAACAGGTAGCTAAGGAAAAAGCTAAACAACAAAAACGATTAGATAAAGATGATTCTTCAGTTCAAAATAGAGTAGAAGTTATTAACAAGTTTATTAATCAAGACCCTTCCCAGTTTCAAAAAACAAGTTTTGCTTTTGGTATGCAAGATGAAGACTTAAGAGAATTAGCTGAAGCAAAATATAATGAGTTAAGACGAAATAGATTGATTAGGGAAGATATACAGGATGACTTCTTTGAGGCTCCTAAAAAGAGAGAAGAAGCTATTAAACTTATAATGAAATCTATATTAAACCAACAACGTCGTAGTAGCAAATAACCGAAAAAATGGAAAATTCCCTAGTTTTACTACAGCAAGACTTTAAGCTGTTTCTACAGGCATTGTGGTCACAGCTAGACTTGCCCAGTCCTACGAGGGCACAGTACGCGATAGCGGACTACCTACAAAACGGCCCGAAGCGTTTGCAAGTGCAGGCGTTTCGTGGTGTAGGTAAGAGTTGGATTACTGGTGCCTTTGTTTTATGGACACTATTTAATGACCCAGAAAGAAAGGTTATGATTATCTCTGCATCGAAAGAACGTGCAGACAACATGTCAATATTTTTACAGAAACTTATTATAGACACACCATGGTTAAAGCATTTACAACCCAAATCAGACGACTCAAGGTGGTCGCGTATAAGCTTCGACGTAAACTGTTCCCCTCACCAAGCCCCCTCCGTGAAGTCCGTAGGTATTACGGGTCAGTTAACTGGATCACGAGCGGATCTTATGATCTTGGACGACATAGAAGTTCCCGGAAATAGTTTAACGGAGTTCATGCGTGAAAAACTTTTACAACTATGCACCGAAGCGGAGTCCATCCTTACGCCGAAAAGCGACAGCCGTATTATGTATCTCGGGACTCCTCAGACTACTTTTACTATTTACCGTCGCTTGGCAGAGCGGAACTATAAGCCATTGGTTTGGCCAGCAAGATACCCAAGAAAGAAGCAGCTGTCCAAGTACGAAGGACTGCTAGCTCTTGAGGTACAGGAAGATATCGAGACAGGAGCCGAGGAATGGACTCCTACAGATAACAGATTTACACACGAAGACCTATTGGAGCGAGAGGCTTCGATGGGCAGATCAAACTACCTATTACAATTTCAACTTGATACATCACTATCCGATGCAGCGAAGTTCCCACTTAAGATGGCTGATCTCGTTATTACTAGCGTCAACCCTACTACTGCACCCGAAAACGTCGTATGGTGCTCAGACCCAGCAAACGTCATTAGAGACGCTCCAGCTGTCGGACTCCCCGGAGATTACTTTTACTCTCCAATGCAACTTAGTGGGGAGTGGAGTGGATACACAGAAACCATTTGCTCTGTCGATCCCTCCGGTCGAGGCTCTGACGAAACGACCGCTGCTTATTTATCACAGCGAAACGGGTTCATCTATTTACATGAAATGCGGGCTTACAAAGACGGATACAGCGACGCTACACTCTTAGACATTCTAGAGGGGTGTGGTAAGTATGGTGTCAGTTCACTTGTAGTAGAAACTAACTTTGGAGACGGAATCGTAGGTGAACTATTTAAGAAACATTTACAAAACACAAAACAGGCGATATATATTGAAGAAGTACGGGCAAATGTTAGAAAAGAGGACAGGATTATTGATTCTCTCGAACCTGTGCTTAACCAGCATCGTCTTATTATTGATCGTGGGGTCATCGACTGGGACTACAACAGTAATCCAACAGAAGCTCCCGAACAACGTCTTCTCTATATGCTATTTTACCAAATGAGTCGTATGTGCCGTGAAAAACGGGCAGTTAAACACGACGACAGGCTAGACTGCCTTGCACAGGGGGTAAAATACTTCACAGATGCCCTATCTATTAGTGCAGAGAAGCAGATAGCCCTAAGAAAGGCAGAAGAATGGAATACAATGCTCGAAGAGTTCCTAGATGACCCTCAAGCATCTGCAAATCATATGGTGTTGGGTATGGATATAGAGCAGCGTAGAGAGGCTAGAGGCTTAGAAGACCACAACAGTGGCCATAACTGGGTTTAAGTCGATCACGCACTTATACAGGGGAGGAGAAGGGTGGACTCGTCCTCTGTACCTATTATCATATGAGGTGATAATTCTTAATCTACTACTCACAACTACCACTAAACCGGCTCATAGCTGTAAAAAATGGTAAAAATTTGAGAGGTCGTTATACGTATGTAGCTGGTCGCAGATGTCCCATGGTGGGTCTTACTTAATATAGAATAACAGTCTCAGCGAGTCTCGGCAGACGCATGAGTCTCACCGCAACAAGGACGTGACTAACGTAAGACGCAGGGTAAGACTCGTCAAGGTGCGGAGTGCCGTTCACAATCATC